TAAGAACTTTGTTGAAGGTCCAAAGGCACCTCCAGTTAAAAAACGTGGTGGTGGAACTTTTGATATGGAAATAAAAATTCCTAAAGAAATGGTTACTCAAGGTGTAATGTATGGTTACAAAAAAGGTGGTCAGGTTTAATGCCTCCTAAACGTAAACGCAGACGCACTGGTAAAGGTATGAAAGGTCATACCATACGTGGCGGTCATAAACGTCCTACTAGAAGTGGAGCGGGTATGACTGCTAAAGGTGTGGCTAAGTATCGTAGAGAAAACCCTGGAAGTAAACTAAAGACTGCTGTTACTGAAAAAAAACCTACAGGTAAACGTGCAAAGAGACGTAAAAGTTTTTGCGCTCGGTCAGCAGGACAAATGAAAAAGTTTCCAAAGGCAGCTAAAAATCCTAATTCAAGATTACGTCAAGCAAGGCGACGTTGGAGGTGCTAACAAAGGAGGTGCATCATTTCATATTTAATTAGTAATATACCACACTTTAAATGTTGGGTACGTAAAGAGTTTACACATAACCATCAAGAATATCAAGGAGAATATTTACACGGTTTAGCTATAGCAGTAAATACAATTCCAGACCGATGTCTTAGTTTTCAAGTTGTATTTACAGGTATTGATGAAGAAGAAAATATACATGGTGGAGCAATGTGGGCAAGAATGCCTATAACAGCTTTAATAGCAGATGAAGTTTTAGAAGAAATGCCAGACAGAATGGATACTCATCTAGCTCAACCTTGGGATTGCTCATCAAGAAATCATGCTATAATTGTAATGGATAGAGTTAGCTCAAGTCCTTGGTTATGTAAAATTAATGGAGAATTTTTTAAAGCTCGCTATATGTTTACCATAGATTATACTGATAGTTACATAAGCGATGATCCAGCACAACATAAACAAAGTCACGTATTACAATTAATTGATGCAGATAAATGGACAGGTAATATTGTAGCATTACCTAACAACAGAGTCAGAGTTACAAATCCTGCTTTGTGGGTAACAGGAGAAGGCGCTCCAGACTTTGCACCAAGTCAGTATATACACTCGTCAGAGATACATGATAGTTATACTGATCCACACATAACTTTTAATAATTTATATCAGGAGGACGATGATGCGTAAAAAAACTAAATACATGTCTAAAGGTGGAAAGATGACAAAGTATAAATCTAAAGGTGGTGCTGTAAAGCGTCGTCGTGGTGGTACGGTTCGTCGTAAGTCTGGTGGTAGGGCTAGGTAATGGCTAAACTTTGTCCTAAAGGTAAAGCTGCTGCAAAGCGTAAGTTTGATGTATATCCATCAGCTTATGCTAACATGTATGCATCTGCCGTATGTTCTGGTAAAATAAAATCAGGGGGCAACAAGAAAAAGAAAGTTAAAGCTAAAAAAGGAACTACTGGTGGTTTAAGAAAGTGGGTTGGTGAAAAATGGGTAGACATTGGTGCGCCCAAAAAAGATGGTAAGTTTCAACCCTGTGGCAGAAAGTCTGCTAAAAAAAGTAAAAGAAAATATCCTAAGTGTGTGCCTCTTGAGAAAGCAAAACGTATGACAGCAGGTCAAAGAGCTTCAGCAGTTAAACGTAAACGAGCAAAAGCTCAAGGTGTAGGAGGTAAACCTACAATGGTAAAGACATTTGCTAAACGTGGTGGACAAGCTTTGGTAGCTTCTTGTTATGACTAAACGTAAAGACCCTAAAGTAGGAACTGGTAAAAAACCTAAAGGTTCTGGTCGTAGATTATATACAGACGAAAATCCAAAAGATACTGTTAGTATTAAGTATGCTACTGTTAAAGATGCTAAAGAAACAATAGCAAAAGTAAAAAGAATAAATAAACCTTATGCTAGAAAAATACAAATACTTACAGTTCTAGAACAACGTGCTAAGTTTGCTAAGAAACCAGAACAATCTAAATTAGCTAAAGCTGCTAAACAACAACTTAGAAAGAAGTATAGAACATAATGGCTACTAGCGGTACATTTAATTTTAACCTTGACATAGATGAGGTTATTCAAGAAGCAACGGAAATGATTGGGGGTGAGAATACTCTTGGTCATGAACCTGCATCTGCTCGTCGTTCTATAAACTTAATGCTAACCGATTGGCAAAACAGAGGTGTATTGCTATGGTCTACAGAAGTAACAGCAGTTACTGTTGCGGCTAGTGTAACATCGTATGCATTGAGTAACTCTACAGTTGATGCTCTTGAAGTTGTCGTGAATAGAGATGATACTGATCTACAACTAACTCGTATTTCTTTTGAAGAGTATTTAATTATTCCTAATAAATCTCAAACAGGTAGAGCTACACAATATACAATTAAAAGAGATCGTGATAATCCTACTCTTAGTATTTGGCCTATTCCTGATAATAGTACAGATGTATTAAAGATAGAACGAATTAGTCAACTAGAGGATGTAAATAAATCTGCACTACAAAATGCAGATATGCCTAAAAGATTTCTTCCATGTTTAACTGGAGGTCTTGCATATTATATGTCATTAAAACGTCCTAATGTTCCTAATGAACGCATGGCAATGTTAAAAGCAAACTATGAAGAACTTCTTTTACGTGCAATGGAAGAAGACAAAGAACGTGCAAGTATTTTCTTTAAACCTAAAATTAGGACTGTCTAATGGCAACAGATCGTAAAGCATTAGCAATATGCGATGTATGTGGTTTTAGATATCCGCATCGAGTAATGAAACTAAATAGTTTTGGTTTGCTTGTTTGCCCAGAAGATTATGAAGGCGCATTTGATTTAAAAAATCATCCTCAAAATAAAATCCCTGATGTAAGGGATGATACTAAAATAGATAATCCTAGACCTGATTCAGGAGGTCGTAACTTAACGTGGAATACAGCTAACTTGCTTTGGGAGGGAACTCCTAATAATATGAGTGATCAGGTTATTTCACCAGTTTGGAACAGCGCATGAGTGATTTTGATTTAACAGGTAAAAGAATAGCAGATACTTACAAAGGTTTGCTTAAACTAGCTGTAAGTGGTAATGGTGCTGTATCTACATCTTTAACTCAAGTTGAAGGTGGAGATGGAACCAATACTGCTTTATTTGTAGCGACTAGTGCCATAAAAGTTGGTGGATCATTTGCAGTATCTTCAAGTGTATCTGTAGGTGGTTCTTTAAAAGTTAATGGAGATGTGTGTGCAAGCTCTTACTTTGGTAGTGGGCGTCATCTTACAAGTATTGTAGCAACTGGAGATACCTCAGTTAGTTCTTTAGTTGTGGCTAATAACGCAACTATCGGAGGTGCTTTATCTGTAGGAGGTGCAGTTAATCTTCTTAGTACAGCTACTGTTAGTGGAGCAGCAGGTTTCTTGGGTTCTGTAAGAGTCAGTGGTAATACTTCAGTTGGAGGTGCTTTAGCTGTAGCTGGTAATACATCTGTTGGTGGCACTCTTATTACTACTGGTGCAGCAACTTTTGACGATGATGTATCTGTATCAGGAAATGTAAACATAGGCGGCACAGTTACTATAGCAGGAACAAACGTACAAGCAGCTAATGCAAGAGTTTGTGCCAGTGCTTTTTACGGTGATGGTGCAAATCTAACAAACGTACCTGCTAATGTTACAGGTAATATTTCAGTTAGTAATCTTCTTGTAGGAGGAACTGCTACAGTATCTGGTAATGCTACTTTTAAAACTGATGTATCTGTAAGTGGTAATTTAGTAGTAGGAGGTACTACAACAATAGTAGGTGCAGCATCTATAGGAGGTGCAGTATCTATTGGTGGTGCAGTTAATCTTTTAAGCACTGCTACTGTATCAGGCGCAGCAGGTTTTCTTGGTACTGTGCGGGTTAGCGGTAATACTACAGTTGGTGGTACATTAGATGTTGCAGGTAATACATCAGTAGGCGGTACGTTTATGTCTACAGGTGCTGCTACCTTTGATGATGATGTATCTGTATCAGGTAATATTAATATTGGTGGAACAGCAACAATAGCTGGAGCAGCTTCAATAGGAGGTGCGGTATCTATAGGAGGTGCTGTAAATCTTTTAAGCACTGCTACAGTTAGCGGAGCAGCAGGTTTCTTAGGAACAGTTAGAGTTAGCGGAGCTACAAGTTTAGAAGGTGCTGTTGTTATGGGTAGCACTGCAACTGTAAGCGGTGCAGCAGGGTTCTTAGGAACAGTGCGTGTAAGTGGTAATACTACTGTTGGAGGCACCCTAGATGTAGCTGGTAATACTTCTATAGGAGGTACATTCTTAGCTACAGGTGCTGCAACATTTGATGATGATGCTTCAGTATCAGGTAATTTGCATGTAGGTGGTACAGCCACTATTGGTGGTGCAGCACAAATTACAGGTAATGTAAGTCTAGCAGGACAATTATTTTTAGCTAAGTCAGGAGCAGCAGCTATATCAGCAACAGCTATTAATGGTATTACTTCTGTATCATTAAACTTTTCTAATGCTCAAAATTTTCTTACTACTGTTACAGCAGCACATACATTAGCCAGGCCAACTAATGCTACTAAAGGACAGACAGGAAGTATATTCTTTATTCAATCTGGCGGCAGTGGAACACTAGCTTATAATACTTGTTGGAAATTTATTGGTGCTAGTGTACCTACTTTTGCTACAAGTAATGGAGCGGTATCTAGATTAGATTATATTGTTGTATCAGTATCTAGTGATAATACTGGTGAAAATATACATGCAATTTTAACAAATGAATATGGAAATAGCTAACCATGGTTTTTTCTAATAATTTACTTTTTGCTGCCGCAGCAGCTACTAGTGGAGCAGCACCTTTTGACTCTACTCTGATTGGTAATTCAGTTTGGTTGGATGGTTCTGCTGACAATTTAAGCCGTTCTACTTCAAGCCATAGTTCAACTGAAGTTGTCATGGCATGTTGGTTTCAGCGA